AAGCAGGACAGACTTTTAAAATGCGTTGCGAACTAGATGGAGAATATAAAATAGGAGGAAATTGGAGTGAAACCCACTAAGAAAGATAGAAAGAAATTTGACCTTGACTTACAGTATGGTCAGATTAGAGAAGATAAAATAGCAAACATGCTTACTAATAAAAGGATTGAAGTTAAATCTGAAAGAGGTATGTGGATGAAGACAGGTAATATATGTATTGAATATGAATCATATGGAAAGCCATCAGGTATTGCAGTAACAGAAGCAGACTACTGGTTCCATAACCTTTGTATTGATGACCATATATTCTGCACACTTGTATTTGAAGTTTCAAAACTAAAACAGTTAATTGAAAAATTAGATTTCAAAAAATCTGTGAGTGGTGGAGACCATAATGCAAGTAGAATGTGGTTAGTAAGTATACAAAAATTATTTACTACAGATGTATTTAAAACATTTAAAGGTTTAAAAGATGAAGAAAAAGATTGACAAAACTAAATTAGATAACTATAATAAATTTACATCCGAATCAGGACATTGGTATGACCAAGATGGAGGACCTATGTATACAATCATAGGTGCTAATGGTAAAGAAAGAAATACCACATTGAGAGATGCTAAGTCTTTTGGTTTAGTTCCATCAGTAACTACGATTATTGGTATGATTGCTAAACCTGCTTTAGAAAATTGGAAGATTACACAAGCTATTAAATCTGCAGTTACTGTAGGTATAGGCGATGAAGAGTCTTTAGATTCTTATGTTTATAGATGTAAAGCCGATGCTAAAAACATAGGTTTAACAGCAGCCGAACAAGGAACTAAAATACATGCTCAAATAGAGAAAGGATTTTTAGGTAAGGCTAAAACAAAACCTTATAAGATTATCAAAGCTTGGCTTGATGAAAACTTTCCTGATGAAAAATGGATAGCAGAAGATTCTTTCTGTGCAAAACAAGGGTATGGTGGTAAGATAGACTTGTATTCTAAGTCCGGTATTTTTGTGGACTTTAAAACTAAAGACAATCTATTTGGTAAAGACCCTGCTAAGTTAGTATATGATGAACATGGTATGCAATTATCTGCGTATGCACAAGGTTGCGACATAGATAATCCTACTAGAATTTCTATCTTTGTAGATAGAGCAGATACAAGTTTAGTTTTATGCCATATATGGGAGGAAGACTCTCATGAAAAACACAAAGAGATGTTTAATAGTATTTTAAAATATTGGCAATTAGTAAAAAATTATAAATGGGAGTGGACAACATGATGAAATCAAGTATATTATATGAAGATTGGTTTAGTAAAGAAGACTGTAATTATATTACATCAGAGGCAGAAAAACTATTAGACATAAATCCTGCAACGACAGGAGAACTAGATAGTAAAGTAAGAAAGGTTCGACAAGGTATGTCGGGCTTTATAACTACTGCTTCTCAGGAACACATGCCTCTTTGGAACTTTATTGCTCCTAGATTTTGGAATGCTATAAATGATTCTAATAGAAACTCATATGATTTTAATGTTAGTTATTTAGATTCAATTCAATATACTGTTTACAATGGAGATGAAGATGCTGGAGATTTTTATGACTGGCACATAGATACATTTATAGAAACACCTAATGCTTTTCAAAGAAAATTAAGTTTAACATTACAACTATCAGATACTGATGACTATGAAGGTGGTGACTTTGAATTTATGCATTCATCATCTCCATATAATGTAAGAGGACAAGGTAATATATTAGTCTTCCCATCTTTTATGACACACAGAGTTACACCTGTTACTAAAGGAACTAGAAAAAGTTTAGTAGCATGGTTTGAAGGGAGTAAATTTAAATGACAAAGTTTAGTGAAACTAGAATACTAGAAGAGATAGATGATTATATACATGAAACTTACAAGAAACATTATGCCGAAGGTAAGTATCAAGCAACTGATATGATTATAGATGCAGGATATGGAGAAGGTTTTTGTATTGGAAACATTATGAAGTATGCTATGAGATATGGAAAGAAAGATAACAAAAAATTAGAGCTATATAAAATTATACACTATGCTATAATAGCTTTACATATAGAGGAAAACAATGGTTGAAGATAAAGTTGGAAAGAAATCTTATCTAGGAATTATAATAGATTATGATAAAGAAAAAGACTTTGATAAATTTAGTCTTGATACTCTCAAAGATAGATATTTTTGGGAAACAGAAACACATGCACAAGAAGCTTTAGCAAGAGCAGCAGTATTCGGTGCAACATTTAAAGGAGAAACAAATTATGAAATGGCTCAACGACTTTATGAATACAGTTCCGATAGGTGGTTCATGTTTAGCACTCCTATCCTTAGTAACGGGGGGACAACTCGTGGCTTACCTATTAGCTGCTTTCTCAATTATGTACCTGACAGCAGGAGTGGTTTATCTAATCACTATGATGAAAACATTTGGTTGGCAAGTTCAGGTGGAGGCATCGGTGGATATTGGGGGGATGTTAGGAGCAATGGTATTTCTACTACTCACGGTTCTCGTTCTACTGGCTCAATACCATTCATGCATGTAGTAGATTCTCAGATGTTAGCCTTTAATCAAGGCACAACTAGAAGAGGTTCTTATGCTGCATACATGGATGTAAGCCATCCAGAGATAGAAGAGTTTATAAATATAAGAAAAGAATCAGGTGGAGACATCAATAGAAAATGTTTGAACTTACATAATGGTATTAATATAACTAATGCTTTCTTGGATGCAGTAAAGAATGATGAAGACTGGAGATTGATTGACCCTAAAACAAACGAAGCAGTTAATACTATTAATGCTAGAGCTTTATGGTTTCAAATTATAAATGCTAGAGCAGAAACTGGTGAGCCTTACATGGTTAATATTGATACTTGTAACGATGCTCTACCAGAACAACAGAAAAAATTAGGATTAGAAATAAGACAAAGTAATTTATGTTCAGAGATTACATTACCTACAAATGAAGAACGAACAGCAGTATGTTGTTTGTCTTCTGTAAACTTAGAAAAGTTTGATGAATGGATAAGTGATAATTATTTTATAGAAGATTTAATAACAATGCTAGATAATGTAATAGAACATTATATAGAGAATGCAGTAGATACTACACAGCTTGGAGGTTATAGTGCAAATTATAAAAGATTTAAAAAGTATATTGAGAAAGGTAAAGAAGGCTATGCCAAGTCAGCTTATTCGGCTTATAGAGAAAGGTCGTTGGGTTTGGGTGCGATGGGTTTCCATGCTTACCTCCAATCTAAAAATATTCCTTTCGAAGGAATCTTGGCAACCAGCTTTAATCATCAAGCGTTTAAACATATTAAAGATAAGGCTACTAGAGCTAGTAAAAGACTTGCTAGTTTGCGTGGTGAATGCCCTGACCTACACGGTGATGACATGCGTAATGCTAATCTCCTTGCTGTTGCTCCTAACGCTAGTTCTGGGATTATCTGTTCCGGTACTAGTCCTTCTATTGAGCCTTATCGTGCTAATGCATATACTCACAAAACTTTATCAGGTTCCTACCAAGTTAAAAATAAATTTCTTGAAAAGTTATTAAAGAGTAAAGGATTAAAACTTAAAGAGTTAGAAGAAACATGGAAAAGTATTTCTAGTGAGGATGGTTCGGTCCAACATTTAGATATACTAACAGATGAAGAAAAGGAAGTATTTAAAACTGCAAATGAAATAAATCAAATATGGATTATAGAACATGCATACCAACGACAACAGTATATATGTCAAGCACAATCTGTAAATTTATTTTTTACTTTACCAAAAGCTACAGAAGGTCAACAGATACATGATGACTACATGCAGTATATAAATGATGTGCATTGGTATGGTATGAATAAACTTAAATCACTCTACTACTTTAGGTCTAACGCAGCTAGAAATGTAGAAAATGTAAACATTAAAGTTCCAAGAATCAAGTTAGATGATGTGGAATGTATAGCCTGTGAGGGGTAATATGACAAGAGAAAAATTATATAATGCTTTATATGATAGATATAAGGCAAGACAATCAGAAGCTTTGTGTAATATTCAAATGTATTTTAGAGAAGGTGTTGGCGTAGCTGACCATCCTAATCTAGTAGATACTGTTGATAAACTATTTGAAGATTATGCAGAGGCAACAGAAAATTTAAAATTATTAGAGGAGAATAAATATGAGTTTGTTGGGCAATAGAGATTATTATAAACCATTTGAATATCCATGGATGTTTGATTACTATGTATTACAGAATCAAATGCATTGGATGCCAGAGTCTGTTCCTTTACACACAGATGTAAAAGACTGGCAAGAACTTACAGACAAAGAAAAGAATTTACTTACACAAATATTTAGATTGTTTACTCAATCAGATGTAGATGTAGCTAGTGGATATATAGATAAGTATATGCCTATCTTTAAAAAACCAGAAGCAAGAATGATGATGTCATCTTTTGCTAACATGGAATCAATACATCAACATGCCTACAGCTTACTACTTGATACTGTTGGTATGCCTGAAATAGAATACAAAGCTTTTGCTGACTACGAAGAAATGGCAGACAAGCATGATTATGTTGGTAACTTTAAACCTACAAAAGCTAAGAAAGAAACTATAGCTAAAACTCTTGCTGTTTATTCTGCTTTTACAGAAGGACTACAACTCTTCAGTAGCTTTGCAATTTTATTAAACTTTCCTAGATTTGGAAAGATGAAAGGCATGGGTCAGATAGTTACTTATTCTATTCGTGATGAGTCAATGCATGTAGAAGCTATGACTAAACTCTTTAGAGAATTTATACAAGAAAACTTAGACATATGGACAGATGATTTTAAGAAAGAACTATATGAAATATGTAGACAAATGGTTACACTTGAAGATAAATTTTTAGACCTTGTGTTTGAGATGGGAGATTTACAAGGACTAACTAAGAAAGATATGTACGCTTACAATAGATACATAGCAGATAGAAGACTATTACAACTTGGTCTTAAAACAAATTATGACCAGAAAGAAAATCCACTTGGTTGGATTGATGAAGTCATGGGTGTTGAACATCAAAACTTTTTTGAAGGTAGAGCAACAACATACATGAAAGCAGGATTGAGAGGAAGACAAGACAACATAACCTTTAGTGATTTAAATGAGTAGACTAAGTGATAAAAAAGATGCTGCTTGGTTTTTAAAGTGGGTATCTAGTTTTATAATTGTAACTGCTATGTCTTTACGAGGCATAGAAAATATGCAAGTTTATGATTTAACTTTATCTATAATAGGAGTAACCGGTTGGTTAGGTGTTGGTATGTTATGGAAAGATAGAGCATTAATTATTTTAAATGCTGTTGGTCTTGTTTTTTTATTTAGAAATTTATTAATAGAATATATAATATG